TTTAGATGTCGAAGGTGAAGTAGAATTTGGAAACACTATTCGGTGTACCATACCACAAAACCAAGGTGATCTTCTTAAAACTGTAAGTATGAAAGTTGAGTTATCGGCTATAGATCAAAGCTTAACATCGGGGTACGATGGTTTTGGATACGTTGAGTCTATAGGTCATGCAATGATTGAGTATGTTGAAATTCTGATAGGTGGTCAGGTTATTCAGCGTATACCAAGTGATTTCCTAGCTATATATTCAGATAATTACGTTACACAAACAAAACAGCATAACTTGGCGAAACTTATTGGTAAACCACCTTTAGAACTTTCAGGTACACCTGTCTCAAACAATAATATATTAGGATATCTTGGTTTTGCCACATCTATTAGAAAGTATTTTGTTGATATACCGTTTTACTTTTATAATAACCTAGAATTGGCTGTACCACTTTGTGCCATAACAAGTCAAGAAATTGAAATTATTATTAAATTAAGGGATGTAAAAGATTGTATATACGGTAAACATACATCGGACCAGGAATCTTATTATACTGGATTATCACCAACTGGTCTCATAAAGAGTTTAAAATTAACAACGGAAATGATTTCTCTAGACGAAGAAGAAAAACAGATGTTATTAAGTAAAAAAATAGATTATATCATCACACAAATACAGGAAAGTAAGGAAATCATACCTGTAAACACGACATCAATTTTTAAACATAAACTTGAATTCAAAAATCCAATAAAAGAACTTTTTTTCGTTATTCAGCGTATAAGAAAAGTTATTAATGGGTTTTTCGTAAGTTCTTTTAATTATGATTCACCAAATCAGGTTATTAATAACCTATATACAAATTATGAAAATCTAAATAATCTTGAACTTACACTCGACGATTCTACAATTTTAGATAAAGTTACTGGAAACGCTATAAACTTACGCGCAATACAGAGTGGTATACACCATTCAAGAACACAATTATTTAGAAGATACTATTCGTATAGTTTTGCACTTGAACCAGAACGTTGGTATCCAACAGGACAAAGAAATTTTAGTTTAATTAAAGAACAGGGTATAAAACTCAATTTACACCCAGATAATGTTGCTGATAGAGAACTTAGAGTTTTAGGCCTAAGTTATAACATACTCCGTGTAGAAAACGGAATTGCTAAAACATTGTTTAATTTATAATGAATCAACAAGAAAAAGACGCAACCGAAAACTTAATTGAGCAGGTCCAAGACTCTGCTATTAACATTATCCAACCCGTACTCGAAAGAACTATGGTTCTCGCAGCCGAATACGCTACGGCGTGTGGTCGAGATATGGTACTTGGTGAAGATATGGAATATGCCATGAAATATTGTGCCATGAACGAAGTTGGTAAAAAAATAGGAACACATTTCCCGGAAATATATGAAGAATCTTCCGATGAAGAAGACCAGGAAGAAGACATTGAGTTTGAAGATGAAGAGATTCCTTTTACACGATATACGGGACGTCAATATAAATTCGTTAAAATGAATATGGCGTACGATAATTGGGATGCATGGGAACCAAAAAATCCGTCGGAATCGATGTTAAAAAATGCTATAGATAGTAATGAACACATCGGAACCAACGGGGTATGTGACGACTTCTGAATATTTTAAGATATATGATAACGATGATAGTTCTGATACTGAAAGTGATTCCGATACAGAAACAGATTCAGGATCCGACTCGGGAATAGAACGTATAAATGTTGGTATGCTAAAAGGGTATATGAAACCAAAACATTATAAAAAAATTTTAATTGAAGAGGAACTACTCCCTGATTAAAATCTCAGGATACTGTATATATAAAAATGTCTTCCGCTGCTGAAACTGTTACGCTCGTCGCTCGTGAACTCGAGTCCCAATCTCTCAACGCCGTCGTTGCCGGCTTCTCCTTTGCCGCCGCCCTCTCGTGGATGGACTTGGTCAGGTGGACTGTTAACCAAGTTGTTAAGGTCAACAAGAACGGTGGTATGAACTACACACTCACGGCCTTGTTTACGACCCTCTTGTCCATCTTGGTCTACCTCGGTATCTCTCGTGTCTCTACACGTGTGCAAAAGCCATCTCAACCAATCTTCGCGGTTACTCGATAAGTTTAGGCTTACGCATAACCAATAATAAAAATAAACCGGTTGCAATTACCATAAATATAGATATAAACGCATCCCATCTACGCGGATCCTCCATTTCGGGGATACTCATAGGTGGTGGAAGAGAAAAGTCTCGTTCCACTTTAGCAATATTCTCAAGTTTATCAGTAGAACACGTCATTGCGAGTTTAAGTATATGGTTCGCATTTCTAAACTCATATGGTATTAATCGATTATTACTACTGTAATAAAACTGAACACGTAAACTTGATATCGTTTTTTGTGATCCCGAATCAAAATTGTGTTCAACTGTATCGTCAACACCCGAAAAGTTAATCACATCTCCACATAGAAGTATACGTCCTGTATAAAAAGGTGTTTCAGAAAATACGGTTTTGTTAAATTCATCTGAACCACTACTCAATTTAACAATAATTGCATCGGGACCCTGTAAATTAACGCTACCAGTATAAAATTTATAAGGAGAACTGGATGTAGAGAATACGTTAGAGGCACTTACACCTAATATATCGTGTGGTGTTGTTTTACCAGTGACACCCGATTTATACCCATTTGTACCGTTATAGAAATCAAAACTAAATTTATTTGGACCTTCAAACGTTATAGAATTTAAATCTTTATCATACGAAGATCCAGATAACCTACCACCTGAATTTACAACAACATTTGAAGCTAAATTTTTACCATTATAGTTTCCGTTTGGTATTATTATATCGTAGTTAGTGGACGTATTGTTTATTGTGAACGTATTGTTAAGACCATTTATAAGAAATTGACTATTATGTATACGTGCTGATATAAGTGAAATTTTACTTACGTCATAAATAGGATTTTTTAGGTGTACAACATAATCAGCTACGTTTGGGTACAAAACTGGATCTCGTTCACCACTGTCTATATCTAAGGTATGTACCTTCATTAAAATATATGAACAATATTTTAATGAGTGTGTGTCTCAGTTTTTAGTTATTTAAGAAAGACTATGAACTAATGGATTACTTGAAAGTTGTCTTCTCGCTGTATCCAAACTCATATTTGTAGCATTTGGATTTTCTTGACCCTTAAAAGCATTGAATTTATTGTAATCGTTATTTCTATATTGTTGTGTCCAAGCACCATTCGCGGCATTTACTCGACCATCAATTCTCGTTGTATCGGAACGAACACTCGTAACCATACCTCCTTGGTTAAGTGGATCGGCACGAACGTTCATTCGCCCTGGACCCGCAGCTCTATTTGGTTTACCACGACGATCGTCTGGTCTGAAACCGTATTTTGTAAGTTCTTCTGCTGTGTATGCGGAACCGTATGTTCTCTTTTCACCAATCTTAGTCGCTGGGGTATTCAAGTATCCACCTAGAAAACTTGATATACCTGGGGCTGGTTGATTGTTGTATTGATATTGTTCTATAGCACCATCAGCTTTGTTTCGTGTTGGTTCTTGCGCACGTGTAAGTGCAGAAACCATTCTCTTTGCACCTGCGAAATTTAATGTATCAGTTCTCGAACCCGTTTCGGATCTATTTGTTGTTCTCTTTGTACGTTCATGTTCTGCTCTTGGTGTTCTACCATTCATACCCTGTGCCCTACCTGCAACTGGAGGAAGACGATCATGTAAAAATGCGGTCTTTTCTGGTCTATTGTGTCCAACTTCACCGACAATACCACGTCTACCACCCTTCGCATCAAATGCTGGTCCCGATCTACCAGGTAAAGTAGTTAAGCGATACGCACCGACATTTTCTGGATTAACACGAAACAACTGTTGGTTCCCTCCGAACGCGGGGACGTCTGGTCCAACACCCAAACCTGGTCCGACGAGTTGTTTTTCAATTGGCGAAATATTATTCATTCGCCCTGCGTCATACATGCGATTTCTCATAGACAAAACTTCACCCCCCGAAGATCTTTGTTGTGGAGAAATTTGAGCAAACGAACCCATTTCTTTTTTTGAATTATACGATGGTTCGACTAATGGTGATAAAGGTCCTAAATAATCTGTTTGTTGAGTAACCTCCATATTAGAAAAATCGGAAACTACTTCTTCTTCCTCTATTGGGTTACCTTCTATTGTATATTTTTCGTCTGATTGACTCAATTTTCTACCGGCATAAACTAAGCCGGCTATTGCCATTATAGATATAGGATCAGCCATTCTTATTTCTTAGCGAGATTTTTATTGAGGTATCTTTGCTGAAACAAACCATTTTGCATCTCAGCTCTGGTGCTCGATGGTTCATAGGTTTGGGTTCTAAGTGGTAATTTACACTCGACATTTTGGAGTGGGTGAAAGTTTCGTTCGTAAGTCTTTGCTAAAACTTTATTGAAACGAGATGTACTTTGTGGTCTGAGTTGATCGGATGTATCGATGTATTGTGCTGGTGAACCTTTACCAGCCATGTATGGTGATGTACCATATAACATGGTGTTTGGTCTATCTGACACATAGTTCAGGGTACTGGGCTGAGGATATGCAAAAACTTCTTCGGTCGCGCAAACGGCTGGAACCGCGTGATCTTGAACCACTTTCATCCCTGGTTGGAGTTGATACGCCATTTATTATTACAAAAGATTTTGTTTATGGAAATCGAGTATCTACTACTTTATTATTAAATTGTTTAAAATTAAGGTCCTAATCCCGAACCTCTATGCATACCACTTCTCTTATCACCATTTGGATCAAGTCCTGCAAACGCCTCGAGTTGAACCCCTCTTGCGTCTGGATTACACAATCTTGGGTCTTGACGACATGAATTACCTCTTTTACCATAAATAAATTCATAATATGGTGTACCACCTATAGATGTGTCTGGCATACTTACAAACTGTCTCGATAATGCATTTCTTTGGTATTCAGGCAAAGACGAACGCGAACGGGATGGTCCATATTTAATATCACCCGTAAGGAAATTGTTTACTGGGGTTTTTACGGTTGGGTAATGACACGACTGAGGTCTGTCTGGTCTATCTGCATAATCCGACATGAGAACATTTCCCATAGGATTATCTTTTGTTGGCATAGAACAATCTTTACCTACATTATTGTACACGTTTGTTGGTCTTATAACACCCTCCTTCACCATATTAGATTTTTCCATTATATAAAGAACTCCGAGTGCGGTTGCACCCAAAACAAATATACGTGGATCACGTCTTATAAGATAAATTATACACGTCGCATAAATAATAAAACGAGCTGATGCGTTAACACGGTCTGCTGAAGATTGTGTCTTTGACGGCCAAAATTCATGAACTTTTTCAACTCGAACCAATTGTTTTGGATCTTCAAACCAAGATGTCATTTATATATAGTGAGTTTATTTTTTCATCATACCACCCAACATACCCTGCATCGTTTTCATCAATGCAGCTTCGTCAAGTTGACTTCCATCTTCACCCATTTTATCTGCACACTGTTTTGCAACTGTCTCAATCATGGAAAGTGTGTCTTCTGGGATAGAACTAATAGTTGTACCGAGCATGTATAACGTCTGAACATATTGCCAAATTGCATCTTTTGTATTATCGGAAGCAGTCCCCCAATGTTTTTCGAGATTTACGCCTTTCATGAAATCTAAATTCTTGGATTCTTCAATGAAAAACGATTCGTCTTTGGAAGAAATCTTATCGGTATATGGAGCAACACCCTGCATAAACCCATCTACAACTAAACGTGGGTTCGAAGCTTTCATTAAATCGAAAGCCGATAAACACTTTTTCAAGCCTTTTTCTTCTGGAAATGTCTTGTGTAATTCCACAAGAAATTGACCCATCATATCATTGAATGCGGTCACGGAAGTCATATTATATTGTAAATACGTATATTATCTTTAAGTCAGAAAATTAAAATGGTTCCGTTGATATGGTCTCTTTCTTACCTAATCCGTTAGTAACGATAAAAAATACTAAAATTGCTATAAGCGCAGCTGGTTTAGTATATGCACTTACGGGAAGCTTACCTTCGTTGTTGATCTTTGCTTTAAAGTGTATGTATCCTGCTGTTATAAAACCAGCGATTATTCCGGCCCACGCGGGGTCTCTTAAATAGTCTTCAAACTCCATTTAATAGTAGCCAACTTTTTTTGCACGGGTTTCGGATGCGTCTGGAAACAAAACACCTTCATCATCTTCTGATTGATATGGTTGCTGTTGCTGTTGCTGTTGCTGTTGCTGTTGCTGTGGCTGACGCTTCGTGTCAATAGTTCGAAATTCATTATCAAATGGCGAACTTTGTTCTGG